TCGTAGCTCAATTGGCAGAGCAAGTGACTTTTAATCACGAGGTTGTAGGTTCGATTCCTACCGGGTCCATAATGTAGCCTGGGCGAGCAGAGTAAGAGTACGAATCTTACCTGGTAAAAGAAGTGAAGCCGTATGCAAGTATAGACGGGTAAACTTCTATCTCTATTTGGTACGCCTACCCCGGCCCTCGCCAAATAGAGAACGAGGCTAGACGAAGATAGGGACTAATCGAGATGCCCTATAAATCCCTATCATACGAATATGAATAGACTATACATACCAAGAATCAGAATTAACTCAATGGGTATCAGTTTCCAAGTTCAGGAATATTGGCCCCAAGCGCAATTTTCTAAATGGGGATTCTTTAGATTTGTATTCACAATCTGGTTCCCATCTAGACATAGCAAGAAGTTCAGATTTCGTCGATATAAGTAATAAGCGGAATTGGGGATTTACCCCTTGACATACCCTCTTACTTGTGCTACTGTCGTTTTGCTCAGTCTCCCCTGATTGAGTAAAATGCAACTTCCCCAAAGTTGCAAAATGCGGTGGTAGTAGTCCATGCGGTTGAGCTGCTACCACCGCATATTTCTATTGTCTAGTAGGAGGGTTTTTTATCAAACGTGCCAAAGCCATACTAACTCTATTACTTGTTACAGGAGTAATAGCAGGACAGGCCCAGGCCCAACTAACATCTTCTAATTACCAGGACAAGAGAAAATATTATCTCAAAGTCCAAGATCATGCAGAAGATGTATTTCTTTTCTTCACGAATCATCCGAAGCCCGCAGATAGTAGGATTGGAAAACGGGTTATTCGTGAACAGAAACAAGCATACAAATGGTCAAGTAACAAGCTGAATGTAATTGAGAGATTCGTTTATTCAGGAAGATTTTTACCTCGCGTCTGGTTCAATATCGGTACTTGTGAGTCAGGTACAAATCCTCCGAATTGGCAACACAATTCTGGTACGTATCAAGGAGCGTTTGGATTTTATCATGGAAGTTGGGATTCCTTTAATAAGTTTGGATTCCCAAGTGAAGCATATCTAGCGTCACCTGAACAACAGTATATCGTAGCTCTAGCAATTCACGATATGTATGGTTTTTCAGGATGGGGCTGTGCATAGACATTGAGCCTACTCGACTCATTAAGAGAAATCAACGAACTCTGCCCTAACTGTGGTAACTTTGTTGACTCTCTAAATGATGTAACAGGTTTTTGCGGATCATGTAGTGGTGTGGGGGAGTTTACGCAATCCCCCACACCAAACGATAAAGCATTGAGGCTTGAATTATGGTTGACTGAAAAGTCAGACATTATTGAATCCGTGATGCTTACGGATCGTGTAACCGCCAAAGTTGCAATTAAAAAATTAGCACAAGATTCTGTCCCTCGCTGTCAGTGTTGTAATGAGCCAATGCCTCATACGACAGCAGGTAGACATATCTTTTGCAGCAAGAATGACAAATGTAAGAAAGCTAGAAGATACTATAAATACCTAGTCTATGAAAAAGGCATAGACAAGGATGAAGCTAGAAATACAGCGTTAGAGAGATTTAAGGAGTAGTATGGATCATCATAGAGAAGCAATTGAGCATGTAGCACAGAATGATTATGAGTTCGCAAAGGTTCATGCCATGCTTGCAATTGCTGATGCAATTACTGAAACTTCTAAAGTGAAACATTTGGAAGCTATGCTAGATGCACGACCAGAGGTAAATATCATTACTACAAGAAGTGGTAAAGAATATATTACGCTAAAGTTTTCAGATGGTACAATGCACGAATATGCTGTGACTGATAAGAAGGTACATAAGTAATGTATACTAATATCGGACTACGTAATCATCAGTCAGTTATGCAAAATGGTACTAAGGTTTTTGCGAATTGGACTGAAAGAAACAAAATGGGCGATCATCGTGATGATGCGCTTAGATCAATGGCAGAATCATATAAAGCTCATCTAGACGTACTGGACGCATTGTTCAAGACAGCCAACATTATCATCAATGACTAGGTAAATTATGAGTGAAATGCTAACACCCTCCCCCTGGCAAGTGGAAGATTTGGAAACTTACAATGATCTTCCAAATACTGCTAACTGGTCACAGATGGGTTGTTTCAAAACTTCTTCTGCACTATGGATGCTAGAGAAGAAGCTTGCAGATATTGAGAATCCTCGTGTTCTCGTAATCACTACTGCAAGTGGTAAGGGTGCATATTTCCGAGACATTCCTAAGACAATTGGTAGTCGATGGAATATTATCAACTACAAGTCTGACGGCTTTTACGTCATTCTCTCAGGAATGCAAGTTAAGATTGGTAAGGCTAAGGGACTTGCACCAGTTCTCGAATATCCTCATATTGTTGTAACACACTATCACATCTTTTCTCGCAGTAACAAGGATAAGTTTTGGGAGTGCAAAGATTGTGAAGGTTCAGGACTATCAAAGGACTTTCTACAGCCTTGTTACGTTTGTGATGGTAATGGTAAATATCCCAAAGAGCCTACAATTGGTGACTCGCTGCTTTCGCGCGAATGGGATATGGTCATTCTTGATGAAGCACACAGAATCAAGAATCCTGATACCAAGTGGACTGAGAACGTAAAGAAGCTTAAGACAAAATATCGTCATATCATTACAGGATCAGGTTTCGTTAATCGTCCTGATGAAATTTGGTCACTACTCGATTTCATCAAGGCAGAGGAACTTGAAGATATTGGTGGATATTGGGACTTCCGCAATGAGTTCTGTGAGATTGATATTTGGAGTTCGATGAATACAATCGTCGGACTGAAAGATAGTAAGGTTGCAGAGTTTCGTGAATTGCGTAAGAAGTATGGTCCACGTAGAACTAAGCCAGAAGTATTCCCACATCTTAAAGAGCCTATTTATGAAGATTTCGATGTAGAGCTTAATAAGATTCAGCGTTCTATGTACGATCAGATTAAGTATGAACTCATGCTTTTGGATCAGAAGGGTGAGCCACTTCACTCACCAAATGTTTTGAGTCAGCTACAGAGAATGAGACAAATTGCAGTTGCTACGCCTGATGTTATTTCTGATGAGTTCGATGAAAAGCAACAGCGTAGAGTTACCAAGATTCGTCTAATTGAACCATCGTCTAAGCTTGATGCTTTGATGGAGGTTATTGATGGACTACAATGGGATGATGAGGATAAACAGCAGATCGTCGTATTCTCCAATTTCAATGATCCTCTTGACCTACTCCAAGCGAGACTCGATAAAGTTGGAATTAAGTGGATTAGATTGCGTGTCAACGACAACGATTCCCAGCGATATCTCAAATGGGGAGTGGAATTCCCTAAGAAGAATCACCAGGTATTTCTCTCAACTGTTAAACTTGGTGGAGAATCCATTGACCTAACTTGCGCGGATTACGTAGCATTGCTTGATTTGGATTGGGCACCAATGAACAACGAACAGGCAATTGAAAGAGTTTGGCGTCCGAGTGGTAATGTAGAATTTGACACTGAGCGTTCTGCTCCGATTGTCCTTCGTTTCTTTGCTGAGGATACTGTAGATCAGAGAATGATTGAAATGAACCAGGAAAAGAAGGATTGGTTTAACTTGATCTTTGGTGAGAATCCTCTTACTGATAAGAATAGCTTTAAGAGAGATAATGGTAATGGTGAGGAAAGTGAGGTAGACTCATGGGCGTCGATGCTATAAAACATACACTTTTCCTTCCGTCTACACTTCAAGTAACTCTAGATGTTTGTCACCATGAAGCATATAGAGATGTTGAAACAGAAGGTGTAGGGCATCCGCAGTATTATGAATGTCTTGCTTGTGGTAGTAAACACCCTGTTATTGCGAGTAATGAGAGTTGGGAACCAGGCATCAGAGTCGCTTCATTCAGAATTATTCCTAAAACGTATGTCGCACCCTAACGTAGATCAAATCCCAACTACTACTCATCATGCACTTGTCATGGTTGAGAGTATTACAATTCCAGGTGATGAGCGTTCACGCACTAATCCTGGTCATGGTTATCCTCGTCATACACAGTCATATTTTCAATATGAATTTTTTGAGACTCAGGCAGGAATGCTTGAAAGAGCTAAATATCTTAAACTTAGTTATCCACATATGAAGTTTATTGCTCTTATAGTTACACCTGTGGATTTGGAATTCGGAGTAAAGGTAGTAGAGTGATTACTGAACGATGCGGAGCACTAGGTTGTCGAAAGCCTAGTGTTCATATAGTTTACCAAGTTCTTGTATTACATGAATATGGTAAGGTAGTGAAAGTACGTTATAAGTTTTGTGTCCAACATTTCAATGATTGTAAGTTTGGAGAAGCGGATGAATTCTCAATACGACCTAGTACGCAGACAATGCAGAAACAACACTCCACCTGTTGAGGTTAATCAAACTTGGCAGGCAATCAATAGTAACACTGGAGAGGTTATGCGAGAACTTAGAATTCTCGCAATTCATCCAGACCTCGATGCTCACACTAATGGACGTAAATGGATTTATGAGGAACAGCCTCGTAGACGTTTACTTGAAAGACGTATTGGTGTGACTCCTGAGTTTAACCTTAGATATGTTTTTTCTTTGAAGGGTGCATAATGGCTACTGGTACTGCATCAGTTCTTGCTGATAGTGCAATGAAAGAAGCTATCGCAATGGCGCAGCGTTCCGCTCATAAGAAGTATATGATGGGCGCAGTTATTATAGACTCTAGGCATGATGAAGTTATTGCAAGAGGTTGGCAGCATCAGGGAACATGGAGAATGCGTGAATTGTATTCAATGCATGCAGAGCTTCATTGTCTCTTTAAGTTGCGCCACCGAAGAAATGATCTAGAAGGTTGCTATATTTACATTGCAGGACAGGCTAGAGTTTCAGGAAATTACGTGGAGGCACTTCCATGTATTTCTTGTGCAACTTCTCTAATGACAGTAGGTATTAATATCGTTCGTTACACTTCCACGAAACGTGCGATTAATGGAAACTACTCCATTCTTGAACTTAGCTTGCCTGATGTTCTAGATGAATTGAAGAAGTATCCCGCTCCCTACAATGGCACATAAACCACCTAAGCTTGTTGAGATTGAAAACGAGCTAGAAGAACTACAATTGCTTAAGTCTGCCATTAACGTAAGAATTGAAAGACTTGAAGCACATCGTTTAAGATTCACAAGAGATTCAAAATTTGGTGTTAAGACAAAAGAACTGTGTTTCTATGTAGAGCGTTGGATGCTAGAACATGGTGGAACGGCTGTAGGTCTTGCAGAGGATTCAGGAGTTTCTGATAGAACCATCAGAAACATTCTATCCAACAAAAACGAGCTAACGAGAGAATACATAGCAGACCAGATTATGACTGTTATGGGATATTCACATGTTGCACTAGACCTCGTAAGGATGGAAAAGGGTAAAGTGCCTGAACCACCATTTACGCATTATGAGGAAGAATAGATTTTACCCTTGACAGGGCCTATTGTGTGTGCTAGACTACCGCACCATCAACCGCAAAGGTAACTTTTAATGTCAGTTGCAATTCAAGAGAAAATTACTGTACCAGATAAATGGGATATTATCCCGCTTCATACTTCGGACAGAACGACATTTAAGGACTGTCGTCGTCGTTGGGCTTGGTCTAGTCCGGCTCAACAAAACCTAGTTCCGAAGGTTTCTATTTATGGTTTGTATCTTCCGTTCTGGTTTGGAACCGGAATTCATTACGCACTAGAAAAGCACTACGATCCTTTTCTTAGTGAAGATGCAGAAGTTGCTTGGGAAACTTGGTTTAATCTGCAATGGCTCGGTGGTCAGATTAAAGAGTCAGAGTTTGATGAATTCGCAGATCGTAAACCATATGAAAAAGATGGTAAGTGGTTCGTTCAAGGTTTGTCAGATGTTCTGCCAATGCCTGATGTTGAGGAATTCCAGATGCTACTGGAACTTGGCAAAGGCATGATGCGTAATTACAAAGATTATGCAGAACGCAATGATGACTTTGATGTAATTTCCACAGAACATATTTTCTCAGTTCCTGTTATGGACCCAACAACAGGTAAGCCTTTGTATATGCTAGATACAAGGGAAATGCCTGAGAGCTGGGAACCAACAGACCAAGAAAATATTTATGGTCCTTTGATGTACGAGGATATTAGTCAGACTGGTCCTAATTGTTTATTTAAGCAGGTTCATGCTAGAGGTAGAATGGACCTAATTGTTTTAGGACGTACAACAGAGAATTATGCAATCATCGACCATAAGACAGCAGATACAATTGGTGATGATTACTTCGATCATACAGATTTGGATGAACAGTGTACGACATACATTTGGGCCGCAGAAATTGAAGCTCAAATGCATGATCTTCCTTACAAGGATATAGCAGGAATTGTCTATCAGGCAATTCGCAAAGCTTATCCTTCACCCCCCACAATTACTAGTCGTGGAATTCCTAGTCTAAACAAGACTACTGAGTCCACCACACCAGCACTTTTCGAGAAAACCATCAAAGAGATGGGTCTTGAAGAATACTTCAAGATGGACGAAAAGATGCAGGCTTACTACACGTTCCTCGTAGATAAGGGAGATAAGACTTTTATCCAGCGTCACCCTGTTAGACGTAATCGGCATCAGAAAGATAATGCAGGTTTGCGTCTTTACATGGAAGCAATGGATATGCTAGATAATCCTAGAATCTATCCTAACCCAACTAAGAATTATTCCTGTTTGCGATGCAGGTTCCGTGGACCTTGTGTTGCAATTGAATCAGGATATGATTGGGAGGATATGATTAAAGATGGCTACGAGACTAACTTCGATAGATAATGCCTTTAACAGAAGCCACAATTGTAATCGTAACTGACCATGAACAACTTATCGAATTTCTCGATCAGGCCGTCACTCTGGATTATAGCGGTCCCGAATATGACGAATACTGGTGCGTCAATATCAAACCTTTCAAATGCCGTAACTGCGATACGGTAATTTGTTACGCATGTGCGGGTGCTCACTTCATCATTATTTGGCCAGAGAAGGATGATGAAGATATGCTGAATATTGCAGCAGAGCTAAAGGATTGTGATATGGACCCACGCATTGTAAGGTATAACCGTATTATTGGACCTTGTGTAACTTTTGAGGATGCTAAAAAACATGGGTGGATTCAGTTTGGAGACTCTGGAGAATCTTCTTAAGGAAGAAGAACCTCCTTCACGTTTAAAAGATTTAAGAGACAAATACTGGATTGAACAAACTGGTCCACTTATCCAGTATGACCGCGAAATGCGTTGTGCAAGTAGGGGGTGCGGATCGTCAACATTCTTTAAATTGCAAGGTATCCCCAAATGCACAACTCATTGTCTCAAGACAATGAATGAAATGCTACAGGAGTTAGGAGTAGAAGAATGACAGGACGTAGGATTGAACTCTACATCAATGCAGACAACGAATTTCAGTTCCGGTTCGTTGCTGACAATCACAAGATCATTGCATTTGGTGAGTCTTATGGTAAGAAGGACGATGCTCTAGATACCATTAAAGAGTATTTCCCCGAGTGGCACGTTCAGGATGGAACAGGAGTTTAAGTGGCTTCAGTAGGTATTCGAGAACAGCTAGGTCTTGATCCACTAGCTGAACTAACAAAACAACTTAACATACTCTTTTACGGGCCGCCTAATGCGGGCAAAACCTATTTGTCCGCAACTTCTCAAGACGTTCCAGAACTTTCCCCTGTATTTCATATGGGGTTTGAAAAAGGATTGCTTACCGTAGCATATCGCGATAAGTACGAGGCTAAAGAAATCCGTACTATCGACGCATTAGAGAAAGCTACTAAACTGCTACAACAGGATCAAGCGTCCGATAAGCCTTACTACAAAATGCTTATTGTGGATAATGCAACAGAGTTGCAGAATCTAGACATTGATACTGTTATGCGTCAAACAAAGAAAACTGCTAAGAATCCTGATTTAGTAGATATTGATATTCCTTCTCCCCGTGAATGGGGAAAGATTGGCAAAAGACTTAGACGTTGTGTTGTTGGTCTAAGAGATTTGCCAATGCACACAATTTGGACAGCGTGGGAAGGAGAAAAGAAGAACGATCTAGACGAAGATGTAATGGACTATTATCCAAAACTAGCTGGTCACATGAAGCTAGAGTTTAGTGGTTACTTCGATATTGTTGGACGAGTGCAAATGAAGTCTAAGACTATCGAAGGAGTAAAGGTTCCATTCCAAACACTGCAAGTTCAGGAAACTGCTCGCGTGAAAGCGAAGTGGCGTAACAAGCCACCGGAAGTTCCTGGAATAATTGAGCAACCCTCAATGCAGATGATTTGGGATTTCGTTCAAAAGACTCCGATTGGTAAACCAGTCTAAGTCTTTTGCTTCACCTTCACCTTCACCTAAAAGGAGAATGTTTTGTCTGAAGGGCTAGGACTAAATCTTGCTGGAGCTGATCTAGCGGGAACCGATTTCGAGGCACTCCCGAGCGCAACGTATCATTGTTCGGTTGTGAAGCTTGAAATGAAAAAGACTAAGGGTGGTCCCGATGCAACACTTCCAAAGGGAACACCTATGATTAATGTTCAGGTTAAGGTAGTTCAGGAAACGGTTGAAGATGCGGAAGGAAACGAGGTTAAGTGTAAGAATCGTCGTTTCTTCCGAACGCTAATCATCGCTCCTGCAAAGATCAATGGTAAGCCCTACGAGCACAAAAAGACAATGGACCGAATTCTTGGTCAGTTCTTCAAGTGCGTAGGTTTTTCTGAGGAGGAAATCCTCAGTGGTGATTTCAACCCTGATTTCGATGAAATCAAGGGACGCGATATCCTCGTTACAGTGGGTCAGAAGGTCAAGTATGGAACTGATCCTGAGGATGAAATCATGGATAACGAGGTTAAGGGTTTCCGCCCGTATGGTGGAGATTCTCAGGCGAGTAGCGATCTCGTCTAAGTAAAACAAAGGGCGGAGTTCTATTTCAGGACTCCGCCCTTATTTACTCTTATGACAGAATGTAAAATACAAGGTTGTGTTAGACCCTCTATTGCAGAGCTTGGTCTTTATGCGCGCTTGTGTGAAACGCATAAAGTCGAACGTGCTGCAATGGGTAGAACTGGACCACGTAGGAAAGTTGAACGTCATTCAGTAGTTCCACGAATTCAAGAACTTGCAGAAATTGCAAGAAGAATTGAACAACATGCAGCACACGCACACGAAGTCAGGAACCTATTGATTCAAGACGTGACTCATTTCAATCAGACTTTAGATGATATTAAAAGTGGAATGCAAGCAATCATTAAACCTGCATAATGCCAACTGACGAATCATTCCTTCGCCTACAATTCCTGGATTACGTATTCGGGAAGAACAAGGGATACGTTTGCGTAGCCACTGGAACTCCTGTAAAGGGAGCTAAAGATAAGTTCAATCAAAAGTTTTTCGAGTGTTT